CTTCAGCTAACTCCTTAAGTTCAGGGATTTCTTGCGATAGTGCAGCAAACGCTTCTGAACTACTTCTCATATTAACATCAAAATCATCCTTCCAATCTAGCTGTAAGGATGTTTTAAAATCTTTTAGTGTACCAGAGTGGTGTTCTGCTACATTCTGATTACCTTCTGCGTATAGCTGACCGTAGCGACCATAAAGCTGATCAAACTGTTGTTGCGTCAACCCCAACTGACCTGCAAAATCAACAAGTTCTTGAACTGTGTCATCATCAAACTGTGGTGACTCAACGCCTTCAAGGCTGTCTGGTAGCTGTATTTCATCTGGTACTGTATACTCATCATTCTCTGGGCGTAAGTTACCATAAAAATCCTCCCACTGTTCTTCACCCCAATCTGCTTGCGGTGCTTCCAGACGTTTTTTACCTAAAGCACTCTGTGCATTTAGCATCTGATTTGCAAGCGACGTAAAATTTGTTGTCTCTTGCAAAGCTTTTGCACCGCGTACATCTTCTGGTAATGTATCAACAAACTGTCTATACATGTCTTCGTTACCAAAATCTACACTTGGTGCAGACTCTGTGACGTTACTCTCGGCTTGGACGGGTTCATCTATTAACCCGCTACCCAAACCCACTGTAGTTTCTTCACTCATCGTTTTGGTTTTCTTGTTCTATTTTACTTATTAGCTGCTGAGGATCATCCTCAGCTAGTAGATTCAAAAAGCTCATTGCCAGACGGCGTCGTCCCTCACTCTCACGAAGCTTAGCTTCATCGCTGTGAAATACTGGCTTGGTCACATGACACTCTCGTAGGAGGACAGCAAAAAACCGAACACCTTCTTGGGTATTAAGTATCTGGGTTAAATCCTCCTTAAGCCGAGCTTTCTTACGAAGCCGCTTAAGGTTCATTACGTTTAGATTCATTCTATATGTTTAAAAGCTGACCAACCCCTTCTGGGTCTATCGACTTAGCTTGTGCTATATCTTTCATTGCGCCCCCAAGTTGTGGGGCTGCTTGTGCTGCTGCCATCATCTGTTGATCCTCGGCAGCACCTTGTTTCATGTCTTGTAACTCTTGCTCCGAACGAATTATTGATGGTGATACGTTACGGTAACGAGCATAATCCTCAAACAGCTGACGCTCATTAAGTGCCTCCATAAGCTCGGGCTTAACCTGAGCTAATGGTGCTATGTCACGCATAAACGCACTCATGTCAGCAATTCTTGTAGAATATTGTGATTGTGCTGCTGGACTTGCATACGCAATTTCGAGTTCAACCCCACTCATCGAGGCAGGTGCTTCTGGTAAATCACCAGCACGCTCCAACATCTCATAGGTAATTTCAATTGCTGGTCCAATATACTCAGACTCCATTCGATTAATAAGCGGAGCCAACTGGTTTAACATCTGACCGCGTGTGTCTTGAATCTCTGTTACGCTTTGACGCTCCTTCTTTTCTTGACGTATAATCTGATCAACAAAGAATGAGCGATTAATTGTATCACGGTACATGCGAATCATATCCATCATGTACTGCGGTTGATTACCTGCCATGATTGGCGAAGGTTTCTCACTTCCTGCCTCATGAAACACAACCTGACGAGAGCCATACTTCATTGGAAGCATGATGCTGTCTTCTTCAGCTGTTAACGTTGGGAAGTTTAAATACTCGGATGAAATCAACACTTCCTTGACCATCTTATTGAGCACACGAATCTGAGACAAGCAAGTAAATGCTGGTCCACGCCCGTACACCTCATCCGCTAACTTAGACCACCGAGGTACTAAGAAAGTAAAATAACTTGACCCATCTACCTGTAATGGCTCTTTAAGTGATGGTGACCAATAAGTGACCGTGTAAGCGCGCTCTGGTCCAATACGACCACCCTTCTTTGCTCGTTTGTCTGTGTTCGGCTGAATTGTATATATAAGCTCATACTTAGAACTAACCCCACGTTTCTCATCAAAGCCTTTCATATCCGCAACCTTCGGAAACATCTGCAATAGCTGACGCGCGGTTTTATAGCACCGATAAAATACAGTATCAACACGTCCGTGCGAATCAACATCAAAAAATGTATCTGCTAGTGGGCGCGTACGAAAATTAACAACGCCTTCCTGATACGATACCTGTACAGGCGACGTACCATATGCACCAATATCTAAGAAGCATTCGTGTGACGCAGAATAAAACTGAGACTCAGGAAGCGCCAGTTCGTGCATTATACGGTCAGAAACTTTTTGTAGGTACGAAAGCTCTTGTTGGTTTAACTCAGCTGTCGGAACGTTCTTTGCTCGCAGATACATCCAACGATCTGACTTCGGAATCATATTCGAAGCCAGACCATTGGCAAACATCTGATTACACCAGACGGCAGTGTCGTCAAAGATCTCTCGCGAGTCATCTTCTTTTCGAGTTGTGTTGTGGTGATCAAACTCGTTTGAGTTCGGACGCACGTACCGTTGAGAGTCTTTAAACATGTGGTCGAGATTCGACCGCAGTAATTTTAACTCTTCATATCTCTGGCGTAATTCATTCATTAAGTAATTACGTAAAGCTTTTTATTGCTCTACTATATTTTACTACACGTTTGAGCCGTAGCCCATGCCTGAACCACTAGATCCACCTTTTGCTTTACGTTGCTTTTTACGAGCAATTTGACCAGATGCAGCAACCACCCGAGATGGTGACTTAACACTAGCCGCGGAAAGACCTCTTGGACCCTTCATCGGCTGACGTATTCTCGAAGCAGGGGGTGGTGGAGGTGGGGGTGGTGGAGGTGGTGGTGGTGGAGGTGGTGGAGGTGGTGGTGGTGATTTGCTGCCGCCCATAATTTGTAAGTCTTTCTAATCTATTCCAGTTATAATATTTAATTGTATCTGGAGTGTCCAGACCCATACTTCGATACCTAGCAAATGCTACGGTGTCAAGTTTATATGGAGCAAATTCCATAAACTTGGCTATTACGTCTTCTCCACCGCGTGCTGCAGCATACAAAACATACCAGTAATAACCGCGCTCTTCGGTGTAAGCAAGCTCCGCTAAAAGCAAAAGCTTTGGAGTACTAAAGACATATCGCTCCGCAGGCGGTCGATAATTTAAATATTGATCTAAAAGCTCAATAAAGTCTAAGCCCTTTGCGTGATACCTTATTACTGCTTCATCAAGAAGAGATATCTGTTCGCTACCATTTAACTGCTGCGACGTCATATGTTGTTTTTTGTTTTTTGTTGTCCATCTTTGGCTGCTTTAAACCAACAGCCAATGTTCTAAATGCGTCTGCTCCGTGAGAACTTGAGTCGTGCACAGGTGATTTACGAAACACACCACGACTAGAATCAAACTCCTTGTGGTAGCCCTTCAATGCTTCAAGCCCACGAGCGCAATCGTTTCTAGCAAACCAGCAACGAGGTAGTATTGCACGAACCGCGTCGATGCCGTCAATGATTGGTAGCTTCTTTACCGTGGTAAACTTTAGCCCCATGCTTCTCGCTATCTCTAACCTACTCTTACCCGTCCCTAATTCACGTACCTTAATATCATGGGGCGCGTAATGTTTACCGTACATAATGTCCCGCTGAACCGCAAACCTGTTTAGCTCTCGTGCGTAGTGTGGCAACCCCTCACCGCTGTTCTCATAATAGTGTACCACACGAATCTCATTCTTGTATAGCTGAACAAACCAAATAGTTGTAGCGTCATCCATACCTAAGTCCCACGCGGTGTGCACTGGTAACAATGGGTCTGGACTCAATACGTCAAGAATCTGTTTGCTCTTATACAACTTACTAATATAGCTTCCGTAGTAACTCCCCTCGACAGGCGTCTTGAACGAACACATATACTCCGACTGGAATCGTGCCTCGTTGTTTAACTCATCGCGAGCCTTACGTATCTCATCCGCAGGAATCGCCTTGGTCTCCTTGACCGACAGGTGACTGCTGTACCAAGAACCGTCAGACTGAGCCTTTAGCAAAATTTTATAAAAATGATTTTCGCCACGAGGTGTTCCATTAAACAACGCCCAACCACCGTTCTCCGCTAAAATTGGATTGATCAACTGCCACGCGGATGGATCAGAGATACTATACTCAGAGAATACAACGCCGACTGGGTTCGCACCAACCATCTTATCAGGGTCATCTGATCCCATTAGCTGAATCACAGAACCGTTGCTCAGGTGAATCCGCATCTCCTGTTCACTCTTACGTTCAACAATCTCCTTGGGGAAGTAGTCAATAAACTTCTTGCCCTCACCTGTCATGCCGTTCCACACAATACGACGCGCCTGATTACCGTACGGCAAAACGTACCAGTATGTACCCACGCGCTGTAGCGCCTTGATCGCCACAATATTTACGCAGGTCAAATCCTTACCCGCACGACGATGCCACGCAACTACTGCACGTAGTCCACGCTTGGCTTGTGTCATATACTTAAGTAGTGGCAGCTGATAATGTCTCGGCTGCCATCCCTGTGCAGGAACCTGTACGTCCATATTAAAACTCCTCGTTGTCGTCGTCTTCTACTTCCTCTTCGTCCCAGTCTACTTCGAAATCTATTGCAACATCTGTGCCGTAGCTAACTATGTCTGCGTGGGCTTCGTGTAGAAGCATCTTACCTATCATATCGTTGTTAAACCTGTAATCAATACAGCCAGTCTCTTCATCCAATACAACCAACACGTAGTTTGTGTAGTGCTCTGATACAACCGACTTTACCTCATCAAGTGTCATGTTTCTCTTCTTCGCTTAAAAACTCTTCGTATTCATCTTCTTCATCTACTATCTCCGCCTCAACCGTCTTGGCAAGCTCAGATTTAGAAACCTTTGAATAATCTACTGTTAGTATCTTCATCTCACCTGACAGTGTACCCTGCACGTCGACACTCTTTAACTTAGGTTGGGTGAAGCTAGCAAGCTCTTTCCAGATAGATATCTTGTCCTTCTTCGCAACATCGGGATCATCGGTATACTGCATCAACTCCTCGATGGGATTAATGCCCCGTTCGGCAAACATAGCCAACAATGCCTTACGCTGCTCAGCAGGCGTCGGTGCTTTGCTCATTGTTTCGAGGAACTGTTGCTTGATACTGAGGTCCTTTTCGACATTAGCCAGTTTACCCTGCGCTTCCTTCATGTCCTTCTCTGCTTTCATGCGTGTTCGGTGGCAACGACTGCGCTTGGCTGACTGTTGCTTAGTTACCTGTTTCGGTTTTCCCGCCTCGTAGGTTCGACGGTCCGCTTTTTTCTTAGCTTGTTTGGTGGGCACTGTCAAAAGTAATGAGCATGTGCCTATGGTTTGTCAAGCAGACAGACACCTATGACACCTAGTAGACACTCAAAAAAGAGGGGGTGTCTGCTATTAACATATAAGGTAATCAAGGACTTACGAAGAGATAGACACTTTTGACACCTACGGAGAGCATTTCAAAAAGAATTTCTTAATAGGGTAAAAAAAGTGTCTTTCGTGTCTGTCGTTCCATAAGTTGTTGATAATCCTTAAGGTTAACAACAGACACCTAGTTTCAAAAAGTGTCTGTGTGCTGTCTATTGCGTCTGTCAAATGTAAAAAAGAACCTATAGTACTGAACCTTTGTTTACCTAAACTCTCAAAAACTAGAAAATTTATACGCAGGTAGGGACCCCTTGTGATTCTCTCAGCCTTTTCCCCCTAGTGCCCCCCCCAAACGTCAATTTCGATCCCCGATCCCTAGATTCTAGTGCCTCACGGTCCTTTGAACCCTGCTCCAAGCTCCAATAAACCTAGTCTCTATGCACCTCCTGAAACCCCAGCCAGCGAAGCACCCATCCACCCAACCATAAGCTCCTGATTCACAGTACCTTACGAACCCGTAGACCCTCGCCGATCCGAGACACGGTCTAACGGACACCCAACCCTGTGCCGCGTGATCCGTAAGCCCTTGATCCGCTGCAGCTTATGCCCGACCAGGCGCGTACGCAACAGTGTTGTATGGGGGAGGGGCGGTTGTTTCCTAATCCTAATGCATCGGTCAATGGATTGCTGTCTTGCTTACGCTTCTTCCTGTGTTTCCTGTTGGCAAGATTTGTTAGTCGCAGGACTTCTTTCCACGGAAACTCAGAGAAGCTGTGGCAATGCCCGACCATTGACTCGATACAGTTGACCGTGCTGTAACCGCCCTTGGTTACATTAACTACTAACTGTTATACATTATGAAAGATACACATACTACTGACATCGACACACTCATCGAAGCGCAACGCGAGCATTTGTTCGACGCCTGCTTCGATTACTCAAACGACGACCTCGGACCCGACGAAGGCTACGGCAGCTTTGATCCTTGGACCCGCGACGACTACGAAGCAGCTAAACACGACCGTCGTTACGACGAGCACTACGACCTCAACAGACGCGGGTTTGATGACGATCCTCACGCAATGCTTTCACACCCTAACTACAAGGTATCCAATGGATAAGCCTATCGAGCACATCAAGACTTTCGTAGCCTGCCTCTTCGTTGGCGGTGCTTTCGGAGTCCTCCTCGTCATTGGACTCGACAAAGAAATCGAGCAAAACGAACGCGATCTCTCTCTTATCTCTACTAACTACTCTATCAAAGAGATAAATAACCGAGTTAATTCTGACTCATCTAACTACTAAATACTACATACTATGATCCAACTAGACCAACCCAACGTCACTAGCATCTGCAAGGTGCTCATCATCGAAGCCGTCAAGGACTTACCTAACAGCTCTGCTCCAGAGAAACCACTAGGTCTCACCAAGTTCATGACTCAAGACAAGCAAGAGCATGTCTACTTCTCCAACACTAACTCAGTGTTCGGCAAAGAGGGCGACATCGTCGAAGTTATCGTTCGCACACAAGAGAACGTTAACCCGAAGACAGGCAATCACTACTACACGATTGTCCCAGCTCCTGCTGACTTCTTCCTAGCCGCGTAACACTAACACTCCTGAACACGAGTCTAAACTGTTCACACTATATTATGAACATATCAGACATTCCATCCATCGTCCGTTCAGCTACATCTGCTGAGCGTTATACTCAGGACTACCGAGACGCTTGGCGCTCGCTGTTTGTCCTTGCAACCGACGTTGCCAAGACTATACCCAACCGTGACATTGATGCCGTAACTCTTGTCGACGACTGGGTTGCCGAGCACGAGATACCTACTAACCACTGCAATCCTGACGACGACG